GCGTAACAAAATGGATGGTGAAATTGCTGCAGATAGAAATGCTGCTGAAAGAGCAATGACTACTGTAGATAAAATTGGAGAACGTATAGTTAAGAATATGAAAAAAACATCTGCTACTGTAGATGACAATACTAAAAAAAATTTATTTAAAGAAATGAATGATTTTTTAATTGGTAAAAGAAAATTAAGATATAATTTTGAGTCTGTAGATGAAATAAATATTGATCCTAAAACTGGTAGTGCTTATGAAGCAGGCTTTGGAGAATTTGAAAAATTAAAACCAGGAACAAGACTTCCTCAAGTTTTTAAAAGAATTGATCCAACTACTGGCAAACAAGTTACTCAAAAATTAAAAACAGGCGACAGATTATTTAATTTTAGGTTCGATGATATTAACGATAAAAGTTCTAAAGTTTTTAGAAATAGATTAAAAAGTAAATACAAAGCTACTGATAATGATATTGAACAAATATTGGGAAGTTTTAAAGGAATGCGTAGTGTATGGGAAGATTTATTTACTCAATATGGTAGAAGATTAACACCAGATGCTTTAGATGATTTTGAAAAAATGATTCGTGGTTCTTTAACAGAAGCTATGGATAGAGGTTATCAAGCTTTTAAAAACAATTCAGGTGATTTAAATTTTGCAAGAAACTATCCACCGACTAAAGCAATATTAAAACAGGCTACTGAAGATATACAAAAAGAAGTTACAAGATTAAGTAAAAACACTGTTAAATTAACTGATGAAGAAGCAGGAAAAATAGCTAATGAGATATGGGAAGGGTCTTCATTATCAAAAGGAGTTTTACTTGCTGGTAAACAAGGAGATGTTGTTATTAAAGATGCTCCAGATTTTTTTAGAAACTCAATTGCGGACAATCTTCAAATAAATAATAAAAATGTTGCAGGCAGAGAAACAGCAAGACTATCAGAACTTACAGGGGAAGGACAACGTATTGTAAAAAATCTTTTAGGAAAAGCCGAAAACCCTATGTCAACACTAGTTGAAGGAACTGCAAATTTATCTTCACAAGTTAGATATAACAAATGGTTAGATAATTTAGTAACTGAATCAAACAATTTAAAAAGAAACTGGGATGCTTGGGATAAAGCAGGTAGAGTAGGAGCAGAACCCAGGGTTCCTTTTTTATTTGCAAACTCCGGAGAAGCTAGAAAATATACTGGTGGAACAGGAAGAGATTTTAAAACTATCTCTCCTCCAGGAAAACAAGATGCTGTAAGAGGTACACCTATTGGAAGATTTTATGATCCTAAAGCAAAATTAAGACCTGTTGATGAAATAGAAGCAGCAAGAATTGATGCAAAAGTAAAAGACGCAGTAGATAATGAAATAGCATTAGCCTCTTCTAAAGGAAAACAATTAACTAAAAAACAAAGAAAAAGAGCATCAGAAAAAGCTGCTGAAATTTTAAATCCTATTGAAGGTAAAGTTGCTTTAAATGATTACGCAGATGCATTGGGTAAAACTACAGAAACATCTAAAAGTTTTCTTGCACAAGTTTATCAAAATACAATTTTATATCCAAAAGCTACAGCTCAAATGGCTAAAACAATTCTTGCACCTTTTACACACGCAAGAAACTTTTTAAGTGCTGCAGCATTTGCAGGAGCAAATGGACTACTACCTTTTGGTAATACAGCAGATGTAAAAGCAGCGTGGAATGCTTTACAAGTTGCAGGACCTGGAACTAGACAAGCAAATGCAATGTATCAAGATCTTTTAAGATTAGGAGTAGTTAACTCTCAAGTTCAATTAGGAGATTTAAAAAAACTTTTAGAAGATGTAGATTTTGGTGGTGTATTAAATAGAATTGGTCCAGACTTTAATGGGGTAAATACTTTCTTAAAGAAAATGAACGTGGCTAAAAAGTTTGCACAAGATGCGTATACAGCTGAAGATGACTTTTGGAAAATATTTACATACTTTGGAGAAAAAGCAAGATTAGACAAAGCTTACAGAAATGCAGGTTTACAACTAGGACAAGAATTTATAGATCCAAAAGGGGTTAAACAAATATTTAATGAAGAGTATTTAAAAAAAGCAGCTGCAGATTTAGTAAAAAATAATGTTCCAAATTATGCTTTTGTTTCTGATTTTGTAAAAGGTTTAAGAAAATTACCACTTGGTAATTTTGTAGCTTTCCCTGCAGAAATTATGAGAACAGGAACTAATATTGTAGATACAGCTTTAGATGAAATTTTTTATACGGTAAAAATAGGTAATGAAACAAAATCACCTTTAAGAAATAGAGGATTACAAAGATTGTTTGGTATGGCCGTTACTTCAACAGTTTTACCTGCAGGAGCTGTTGCCACTTTACAAACTATCCACGACGTAAGTGATGAAGAAATTAATGCAATGAGAAGATATGTTGCGGAGTGGTCTAAAAATTCTACGTTACTTCCTTTTAGATCTAAAGATGGAAAACTAGAATACATAGATTATTCTCATATGAATGCTTACGACACTTTAACTAGACCTATTCAAACTGTTATCAATGCTGTTAACGAAGGTAGAGATGACAAAGATGGTATTATGGGAGATTTTTTATTAGGTTTAATTGAGTCTACAAAAGAAATTGGATCTCCTTTTATAAGTGAATCAATGTGGACACAAGCATTACAAGATGTGTCACCTATTTTAGGAAGAGGTGGAGTAGACGCACAAGGAAGAAGAATTTACGATATGCAAGTAGATAGTGTTGGAAATGCTTTATCTAAATCAGTTGCTCATTTAGCAGAAACACAGTTTCCTTTAAACTGGAATCAATTAAAAAGATTAGGATTGGCTTCTGTCGCAAAAGTAGTTCCAGAAAGTGATATTAGGTTTGGGCCAAGAGGAGTTGAATATGAATTAGGTAATGAGCTATCTGGTATTGCAGGAATGAGAAGGGTAAAAATAGATCCTTCAAAAGGAATTAATTATAAAATTACAGATTACAAAGATGGTATAAGAGCATCAAGAAGTATATTTGCAAGAAGAACTTTAACCGGTGGAGTGGTAACTCCAGAAGAAGTAGTAGATGCATATATAGAATCAAACAAGGCTTTGTTTGATATTAATAGAGAGATGTTTAAAGATATAAAAGCTGCACAGATGTTGGGTATGTCAGAAGAAGCAGTTGAAGAAAAAATGGTTAAGAGAGGAGAACGAAGAGCTTTTAATGCATTAATTGATGGAGAGTTTAGACCATACAGTATTTCAAATGATGTTAAAAATATTTTTGAATTTAATGCAGAACAATTAGGATTACCAAATCCATTTGATACAGCAGAAGATATAATAGATACTATAAATGAAATACTATCAGAAACACCAGTATCACTTGATATATTTCCTGATCTACCCAATCCATTTAGACAATCAATTATACCTAATCTAGGTAGTACTCCTGTAGGACAATTACCTCCAGTAGTTTCAGGAGCAACTCCTTCAGTAGTAAATGCTAATGCTAGATTTGGTAGTATACCTACAACTGTAGGTCAGACAAACCCAGAAGAATTTAACAAAGTATTCCCCAACGGATAGATTATGGCAATAGAACCCAAAAATACAAGAGAACATATCATATCACTTTACGGACACGTGACCGGATTAAAAAAAGATATTTCACAGATTAAGAATAATCACTTGAAACATATCCACGAAGATGTAGAAAAATTGGGCGGTAAGATAGACAAGATCTATTGGGTTCTTTTAACTGTTGCGGGAACAGCAGTACTCTTTGCCTTGGAAAAACTTATTAACTAGGAGAAAATATGCAGTTGAGTCGTAACTTCAGTTTACAAGAACTTATCAAATCAGACACAGCAATACGTAAGGGTATTGATAACAATCCTAATTCAGATCAGATTGAAAAATTAAAATTACTTTGTGAAAATATACTGCAACCCGTGCGGGACCATTTCGGCAGAGTTAAAATTACCAGCGGATACCGTTCACCAGAATTATGTCAAGCAATCGGCAGCTCTGTAAATTCACAGCACGCCAAAGCCGAGGCCGCAGACTTCGAATGTGTAGGAGTTGACAACGCGGAACTTGCTGATTGGATTAATAGAGAGCTTTCCTATGATCAATTGATCGTCGAATACTATACGCCTGGCGAACCTAACTCGGGATGGATACATTGTAGTTGGATCGCGGAACAACCTAGAGCTAGCTTTTTATGGGCTTACAGATCTGAAGGTAAAACTAAATACAAACCTATTCTTGGCAAAGCAAAAGATTTAGTATAAATAGCTCCGATGGAGAATAGTTTACTAGTACACAAACATTTAATTGTTAGAGCAGAGGCTTCGCGTCCACCGATGGATGAAGAGCAATTAACTGAATGGATGAGAGAATTTGTAGAGTCTATAAATATGAAAATATTTATGGGTCCTTATGTAAAGTATTGTTCAATGCCGGGAAACCGTGGTATTACTGCAGTTGCAATTATTGAAACATCACATATCGCTATGCATATTTGGGATGAACCTAACCCTGCATTAATGCAGTTTGATGTTTATAGTTGTGGTGAGTTTGATGTAGAAAAGATTTGTGAAAAGATTAAAAAAGATTTTGATATTAAGAAAATAGAATATAAGTTTTTGAATCGCGAAACGGGATTACAAGATATTTAACGACACATACAGCCGTAAAAATTACCAGTGCCATCATTCATTATGTGTAAGTTTAGTGCATCCACATATCCTGTTAATTTTATTCGAAGTATTTCACATAAATCAAAACAATCAACATCACCCACTAACTCTACACCTTCTAACATTTGTTTTGTAACAGGTATTAGCTGATACAAACCATCATTTAGAATAATTAATTCCATTAGATCTCGTAACCCATATCTAATGTTAACATATAAACTTTTTTAGGAACCTTCTTTTGATCATTTACATAAGTATAATGATTCATTTCTTTTACAATAGGTTCAGGTAAAGTATTTTCTTCAACCATTTTATTTATATTCCATTCCCAAACTTTGCCATTACTAAATTTATTTTGATACAAGAAAGTTATATTATGTTTATTTGCTATTTCCATATTAGTTATAAATTTATTTTCTTCTAAAATAAAATCAGGATATTTATTGTGTTCAAAATTTCTTTTTTTAAATTCAATAATTTTACTTTTATTCCAAAAATCAAAACGCTTGTGTTTTTCTATTGCTATTTTTAGTTTGTCTTCTTGATATTCTGGTTTATTATTTAAATACTCCAGTTGTATTTTTAGATCGTGACTATCACTTTGATTAAAATTTATCATATCCAGTCTCTTAACTCCTCTCCCATTACTTGTGTTGCTATGTTTATTTTTTTACGCAATGCTTTTCGTATTTTTTCATCCACCGTTTTGGGTGCAACAAGGTCTACATAAGTGACTGCTTTCTTCTGACCTATTCTGTGTGCTCTATCTTCTGACTGTAATCTTTTCTCTAGATCATAACCATTTGAATAATAAATAACATTATTCGCAGCAGTCAAAGTTATACCATAACCACCTGTTTGAGGATTTCCTACAAAGAATCTTGCTTTAGAGTTTGGATCTTGAAACTTTTTAATATTGTCTTGTCTCTTTTCAGCGTCGATCGCACCATAGTATTGTACAATTGAATCTTCACCATACTCATCACTAATTGAATTTACAATTTGTTTAATATCATAAACATAATTAGCCCAAATAATTACTTTACCTTCTACTTCATCTAATACTTCTAACAATGCTTTGATTCTATTGCTCTTTAGTTCGGTAATAGTATCATCATCATTCTTTAAATGACCACAAGTAATCTGATGCAAACGCATCAATTGTGTCAGTACGTGAGGCGCTGTAGCCATCTTACCTTTTAGAGAAGCGAGGGCCGCGGATTTCATAGTCGCGTAAGCTTTAGTTTGTTCTTCTGTTAATTCTACTTGTCTTTCAACATAAGTTTTAGGAGGTAAGTCTAGACAGTCTTCTTTCAAACAACGATAAGAAAACTTCTTTAATATCTCTGATAACTCATCAAGACGTTGATATCCTGTAGGTATTTGTACTCTACGTCCACCAAAATTTCTATCTACCATAATTGCATATCTATTTCTGTAAGAATAAAAGGAACCGAATCCTAATAGTTCTTCATCAAGAAAACCACATTGCGTGTATAAATCCAAGGGACTTTTTGTCACAGGGGAACCTGTAAGAATTCTTCTGTATTTAGCGTGCTTACCTAGATTGCAAATAGATTTAGTTCTTTTTGCACTAGGTGTTTTTATGGTAGTTGACTCATCGACAGCCATAAGAGTCTTGTGGCAATTGATAAACTTTGCGGCAAACTCAAGGCCCTTTTTTGTCGAAAATGCTTCTACATTCATTACAAGGATGTGAAGGTCATAGTCTACTTTAAATAATTGTTGATACTCTTTATCCTTTGTTTTAGATGTAGCCGCAGTCCATAATACCGTTTTATGATCTATGTGACTAGCTAAATGATTTGGTATTTCTTGTGAATACCAGTTTCTGTAAACACCTTTTGGTGCTATAATTAACGCCCCATTTATTTTACCTTTATCATACAGCATAGCCATATTGTCGACTAATACTTTTGATTTACCTGTACCCATTTCCATAAAATATGCGTACTCTTTTTTATTCCACGATTTTTCCAATGCAGTTATTTGATGTGCATAGGGTTTAGTTTTAAATTTATATTTCATAATTATTTTCTTCTTTCTAGTTGACAAGTATATAAAGCCTATGGTAAAGGTTGTCAAGAAATAAGAAATGAAAAATAAAATATTTGAATTGTACAAACCTAATTCCTTACAGGAGTTTTTAGAATTTTATAAAAACAACCCTGAAGAGAAATTTGTTTATGTGATTCAACAACCAGCGCCTAACATAAATATATTAAGTGCGTCTGATTTTGGTTATCTTGTAATATGTTTGCCTAACAGAGACCAGGCAATATTATCTACTGCACCTTATGTACAGAAGATGAAAAAGAATTTACAAGATTTTCGAAAGCACGATTATTTACTAGCAGTAGGAGATCCTGTAATTATAGGTATATCAACTGCAGCAGTAAGTGAAGTGACAGCAGGACAATTTAATATGTTGAAATGGGACAAAAGAGAATATAGATACTATCCTCTAGAAGTAGATATGTATCAGAAAGGATAATATGAGTGAAGTAAGAAATATGATGTTAGAAGATTCAAAAGATCTTTTAGACAATGTTGAAGCGTCAACAGTTGCACAAGAATGTGTAAAGTTAAAACAAAAAGAAGATGAGATTGCAGCATTAGAAGAGCAACTCAAATCTAAAAAAGCAGAGGCTGATGATATCAGTTCTCGTGTCATACCAGAATTATTACAGGAACAAGGACTATCAGAATTAAAGTTAGCTGATGGTTCCAAAGTCGCTGTGAAAAAAGAATATAGATGCACTCTTCCTAAAGATGAAGATAAGAGATCGCAATGCTATAAATGGCTTCGTGACCAAGGTTTGGGGGACATTATTAAAAACAATGTCTTCGTTACTTTTGGAAAGGGAGAAGATGACAAGGCGGAGCAATTGCTCAACCTTGCGGCAGAGAATGGTTTTCAACCACAACAGAAATCTGATGTGGCTTGGATGACATTGACTGCCCTATTTAGGGAGCGTATCGAGTCCGGGCTCGATATGCCTTCCGATGTCTTTAGTACTTGGATTAAAGACAAAACTAAAATCACCCGGAAATAACTATTGGAGAATGTATAATGGCTAATGAAATAAAAGCTAAACAAGACACATCACTAGCGTTGTTTGGTGATGACGTATCCAAAGGTTTTGAGAATATGACGCAAGAAGATATGGCGTTACCATTTGTCAGAATCTTGGGACAACTATCACCGCAGGTAACTGAAGGTGATGCAAAGTATATAGAAGGTGCCAAACCTGGTATGATCTATAATACTGTTACCAGCGAGTTATACGATGGTAAAAAAGGTATCAAGATAATTCCTTGCTACTACAAAAAAGATTATCCAGAATGGTCGGATAGAGGGGATGGACCAGGTGCTCCGGTTGCAGTTCACCTACCGAACAGTCCGGTAATCACAACAGGTAAGAGAGATGGCTCAAAGATTAGATTGCCTAACGGTAATTATCTTGAAGAGACAGCTTCTTACTACGTAATGATTGAGACAAAAACAGGGGGTTATACTCCTGCTTTGATTACTATGAAATCAACTCAATTAAATGTCAGTAAAAAATGGAATTCTATGATGAAAACCATACAAATTGCTGACGGCAAGGGTGGATTTGCTATCCCTCCTATGCACGGTGTTGTCTATAATCTAGCTTCTACCTTACAAAAGAACGATAAAGGTTCTTGGTATGGTTGGGTTGTGACACAGGACAGAATTTTAGGACAAGAAGATAAGTCTTTGTACTTAAGTGCAAAAGATTTTTCTGGAAATGTATCTAAAGGGAACGTTCAAACAAAAGCTGATGTGGAAGAGAAAGTACAGGATTCAACTCCGTACTAATAAAAATGAGGGGGAAGGCAACTTCCCCCTTTACAAAGAAAAAAGAAATGATAATGAAAAAAGATAAATTCAAAAATATATTTAGCGGATTAACTATAGCATATGGACAATATCAACCTGGTGAACGTGGCGAAAACGGAAAGCAACAAGGAAAAGCTTTTATTGTACGTGGTACCGTCACCGAAGAACTCTGGGAAAACCATCTTACCGGAAAAGGTCCAGCCCTTGGGATTATCCCTATCACAGAAAATAATGATTGTAGGTGGGGGTGCATTGATATTGACGAATATAACCTTGATCACGTTGGCCTCATTAAAAGTATTCGGAATCTTAAACTCCCATTAATAGTTTGCCGTAGTAAATCTGGCGGCGCGCACGTATTTTTATTCACAAAAGAAAACATTCCTGCATCTTTGATGCAATCAAAATTAAAATCTTTCGCTATCCTACTTGGTTATGAAGGATCAGAAATATTTCCAAAACAAACAGAAATACTAGTGGATCGTGGGGACACTGGTAACTTCTTAAATCTACCCTACCACAATGAAATGAAAGGACTACGTTATGCTATCAACGATACTGGCGCCGGTTGTACACTTGAGGAATTTTATCAGCTCTATGATGTTTTCGCGTGTAGCAAAGAAGCCGTTGAAAAAATTAAGACGGAAGAGAAAAAAATAGAAGAAGCATTTCCTGGTGGCCCTCCTTGTTTAAATAAGTTAGCTTCGATTGGTTTCGGGGAGGGCTCAAGGAACAACGCACTATTTAATATTGCAGTTTATTATAAACAAGCAAACCCAGATACTTGGGAAGATGAAATAGTAAAAGCGAATATGGAATTTATGGAACCACCCTTAAGTAATAGTGAGGTTCAACAATTAATTAAATCTGTAAATAGAAAAGGTTATGATAAATATAGATGTAAAGACGCACCTATTAATTCTGTATGTCAATCGGGTTTATGTAGAACAAAAAGATTTGGTGTAGGATTCGGTGAAGAAGAAATGCCTGTACTTGGAAGTCTAACTAAATACTCATCAACGCCACCACAATGGTTTTTAGATGTTAGTGGAACGCGGATAGAATTAAAATCAGAACAACTTTATAATCCAGGTATGTTTGCATTAGCGTGTTTAGATCAAGCTAATCTAGTTGTACCTGTACCAAAACCAAAAGATTGGAAACAACATTTTTTAAAACCAATGATGCAAAATTTACAAGAAGTAGAACCATTAGAATCTTTAAATCCTACTAATGAAATACTAGGATTACTACAAGACTGGACTACTAATAGACAATCAGCAAGAACGTTTGATGACATATTAAATAAACTTCCTTTCACAGATGAGAAGAGAGAGTTTACATATTTTAGAATGGAAGACTTTTATAATTTTTGTAAAAGAAATCATTGGGAAAAAGATAAAACACAGACAGGTAATTTATTAAAACAATTAGATGAGTTTGTAGAAGAATCAAGAATGAGAGTTAAGAAACAACAACCAAGATTAATTAAAATCAAAACAATGAAACAAACAGAACCAACAACTTCTAAAATTCCTTTTCAGGAAGAACATTTTTAATGTTTGATAAAGATGTAGGAGAAAATTGGCACTTAAGATTTCGTTTAAAGTTAGAGGAACTACAAAAAGAAAACGAATATCTTAAAATGAAAAACAGATTATTAACAAGGAAAATAAAAAAATATGAAAACAATAATATTAGGACCTCCTGGAACAGGCAAGACAACAACACTGCTGAATCTAGTGGACGAGTTCATACAACAGGGAATAAGACCTAAACAAATAGGTTATTTTTCTTTTACCAAGAAAGCTGCAACAGAAGCAGCAACTAGAGCTGCGGAAAAGTTTGGCCTAGATATAGAAAATGATTTAAGTAATTTTAGAACTTTACATTCTTACGCATTTAATCAGCTAGGAATGACTAAAGAAAAAATGATGGGACGTGATGACTACAAAGAGTTTGGTGAGAAATGTGGTATTCCTATTAAGATGGCAAAATTTTCTGATAGTGATGGTACATTTAATTCAGACAATGAATATTTAACAATCATAAATACAGCTGCAGTTAAACGAATAGACTTACTAGAGTATTATGATTCAAGACAAAACATACTAGACATAGAAAGAAACACATTATTTTTATTAGCAGAAGAACTAAAAAGATTTAAAAAAGAAAAAGGACTCAAAGACTTTAATGATTTATTATTAGATTATATTGAAAAAGAATCTGCCAATAGTTTTAAAGTATTATTTATTGATGAGGCACAAGACTTATCTTTAATACAATGGGAAATGGTAAGGAAGTTGTGGTCCAATGCAGAGAAAACTTACATCGCAGGTGATGATGACCAAGCAATATTTAAATGGGCAGGTGCAGATGTAGATCACTTCATAGCTTTAAAAGAAGAAGTTAATGATATAAAAATATTAGATCAATCATATCGTATACCTGGTGGACCCATACACGAATTATCTCAAAGAATAATTGGTCAAGTACAAAACAGGTTTGATAAAGAATATAAACCTAGAGATGAAGAAGGTATCTTAAGAAGATATTCTGATATTACACAAGTAGATATGAGTGAAGGTAATTGGTTAGTGTTATCTTCAGCCAATCATTTTTTAGATGATGCAAAAGATTTATGTGAATTACAAGGATGGTATTATCAATTCAAAGGTATCAACTCTGTACCTTTGAAATTATTACTGGCACTAAACAATTGGGAGCATTGGCGTAAAGGAGAAATGTTAAATCATCTTGAGATAAAAAATATCTATGAATACCTTGGATCAAATGTATTAGAAGGATTTAGAAAAGGTAAAACATTACACGCTGATGACAAATATAAAATTGAAGACTGTAAAGAAAAACACGGTCTGATAACCGATAAGGTTTGGTATGAATCTTTTGAAGGATTAGATACCATTACTGAAAACTACATTCGTAATATGAGGGCGAATGGAGAAACATTAAATAAAAATCCTCGTATAACAATGTCAACCATACACGGAGCGAAAGGAGGAGAAGCTGATAAAGTTTTATTGATGCAAGACTTAACCAACGCTGCACTCGAAACATTTAGTTATGACCCGGATGAATTACATAGATTATTTTATACCGGAGCGACGAGAGCGAAGCGTGAATTACACGTCTTGGACCCAAGAGATTTTAATCGAGCTTATATATTATGACCGAAGAACCAGCTGCTAGAAAAAGAGCAAGATTAGAGAAAATGAAAGGTAGACACAGAGCCAAAATTGAAATTTTAAATGAGATTTTAAATTGGATTGAACTTGGTAAAAGCTTTGAAGATATACAGCAACATTGTAGTCTTAGTATAGATTACCACGATATGCAGGTAGAAGTTATAAAAGAACAGATTCGAAGTTTATTTGTACCAGAAGAAAATGGAGAAGTTTAATGAACTGTTGGCACTGTAACAAAGAATTAATTTGGGGTGGAGATCACGACACTGAAGATAATGAGGACTATGATATTGTAAGTAATTTATCTTGTCCTAACTGTCATACAGCTGTTGATGTTTGGCATCCATCTGAAAAATTAATAAAAGAATATAAAGATTATGAGGAGAAAAAAAATGACAAATAAAGAAATATTTAAGAAAGCTACTTATGATTCGTTAGATAAGCAGGTAGGTGGGAAGCACTACCAGAATATGAAAATTCAACCCGCAGAATTTATAAACGAAAACAAGTTGCTTTTTGCAGAAGGCAACGCTATAAAATATATCTGTAGACATCAATCGAAGGGAAAAGAAGAGGACGTGAGAAAAGCTATACACTATTTAGAGATGGTTCTTGAAAGGGACTACGAATGAGAAGCACCCAAATACCGTTGTTTACTCCAGAAACGGAATGGGTAATGCCAGATGAACTTAAAGATTTAAAAGGTCATAAGGAAATAGCAATCGATTTAGAAACAAATGATCCTCATTTAATTACTTTAGGGTCAGGTAATGTCACCGGTAGAGGGCACATTGCTGGCGTTGCGGTGGCCGTAGAAGGCTGGGCAGGATACTTTCCAATACATCACGAGTCTGGTGGAAATATGGACAAAAATTTAGTTTTGTCTTGGCTACAAGATGTGTGTAATCAACCTGATACTACCTTTATATTTCACAATGCAATGTATGATGTCTGTTGGTTAAGATCAGCAGGGGTTACTGTTAAGGGTAAAATAGTTGACACTATGATTGCAGCGTCTTTGATAGATGAGAACAGAATGTCTTATGCATTAAATACGTTAGCTAAATTTTATGTAGGAATTGGTAAAGACGAAAGTGTCTTAACTGCTGCAGCAAAAGAATATGGATTAGATCCTAAAAAAGATATGTGGAGATTACCTGCGCTTTTTGTTGGACAGTACGCGGAACGTGATGCGGAAGCTACCTTAAAACTTTGGCAAAGATTAAAAGTAGAATTATACAATCAAGAATTAATGGATGTCTTTACATTGGAGACAAAACTATTTCCTTGTTTAGTGGATATGAGATTCAAAGGTGTAAGAGTTGATTTAGACAAAGCAGCTAATATCAAAAAAAATCTTATGCAACGAGAGTCTAAAATTGTTAGTAAAATCAAAGACTTAACAGGAGTTAACGTAGAAATACACGCAGCTCGAAGTATCGCAAAAGCGTTTGACAATTTAAAACTTCCATATGATAGGACAGAAAAAAGTAATGAGCCTAGCTTTACTAAAAACTTTTTACAAAACCATCCACACGAATTACCAAAACTAATTGCGGATGCAAGAGAGATTAACAAAGCGCATACAACTTTTATAGATTCGATTACTAAACACGCAGTCGATGGAAGAATACACGCAGACATAAATCAAATACGATCAGACCAAGGTGGAACCGTGACAGGTAGATTCTCTATGAGCAATCCAAACTTACAGCAGATTCCAGCGAGGCATCCGGAACTCGGACCGATGATTAGATCTATTTTTATTCCAGAAGAGAAAACGGTTTGGGGATCGTTTGACTACTCACAACAAGAACCTAGAATTTTAGTACACTATGCAAAGTTACAAAACTTAAATGGTGTTGATGAAATTGTAGATGCATACAATGCAGGGGACGCAGACTTCCACCAGGTGGTTGCAGATATGGCAGGCATTGAACGTAAGCAGGCCAAAACAATTAACTTGGGTTTGATGTACGGTATGGGTAAAAATAAATTAATGGCAGAGCTAGGACTAATGAAAGATTCTGCAGAAAAATTAATAAAACAATATCATACTAAAGCACCATTTGTAAAACAACTGATGGACAATGTATCTCGTAAAGCAAATGATCGTGGTAAGATTAGAACTTTAGGTGGTCGGGCCTGTCATTTTGATTTATGGCAACCGGTACAGTTTGGAGTCTTTAAACCTTTACCACTTGAGATGGCTAGAAAAGAATATGATGAACCTTTGAAGCGTGCGTTTACTTATAAAGCTTTAAACAAATTAATACAAGGATCAGCAGCTGATATGACAAAAAAGTCTATGGTAGCACTATATGAAAATGGTATAATACCTCACATTCAAATTCACGATGAGGTGGATATCTCTGTTGAATCTGATAAAAAGGCAGAACAAATAATTAATATTATGGAGTCTGCGGTGGAACTACAAGTTCCAAACAAAGTTGATTATGAAAAAGGCAACAACTGGGGTGAAATTAAATAATGGCATACTTAAATGCAAACATACCAACTGTCTACGCACAAATTAGAAAGGAATATTTATATGATCTTAAAAAAGGCCACGGAGAAGTTGAAGAGTGTATTATCTTTGGTATTACTAGTATGGGGGGCCGTGCTATATTATTTCACGCTCTTATGGCTAACGGTGCAATATTTTATCGCCTACCAATTAGCGCGTTTATTCAAAAAGGATTTGACCCATCCGGAGTGCCCACAAGACGACTTGATGAATTGGAGCTTTGGAATTGTTTTTCTTATTATCCTACTGTCACTCATTGGTCTATCTTAAGCGCAGCTTCGGGTTATTATTTTGGTAAAGATAAAAAAAAACATCACGGTACATACTTATTTACTGTTGACTGGGGACACCCAGATGCTAATATACTAGATACCGATCATTCGGAAATACCGCACGAACATAAGTGCGCACACATAATTGCTTTAGACGAAGGCAATTTTGCAGCACAACCAAACAATAGATGTATTTGGGACCTACCTTCCTTTACCGTGAAAGATAACACTCCGGATTGGAAAGTACAAACTAACGAATGGAATGTAGAAGATAGCGGCAAGTGGCGAACATCAGACACGGACGACTTCTTTTACGAAATTGAGGAAAAAAAAGATGATTGATAAAATTAAAGATAAAGCAATACATTGTTGGATGAACCACAAAGTATGTGTAATTATAATTGCAGTTATATTAGCAGCAGCAATTATACTGTAGGTTTTGTGAATGAACATTGCAGAACTATTCAAAAAGAATTTTGTATTAGTACCGGTTATAGCATCTGTGCTGTTCGGGACGTTCACTGGCGTTAAGTACGTAGTTAATTTAACAGACACCATCAACGCAAATCAATCAGAAATTATAGATCTTAAAAGAGATTTAAAAGTTGCTGAAGATAAAATTACAGATCAAAACACAAGATTAACTTCTGCAGAGTCTACTTGGCAGATGGCAGAAAATTTATACAGACAACTAGCAGATCAAGTTAGAGAACACGATTACGATATAAAAGATTTAAACCGATAGGATTTATGAACAATGGAGTATTGCAGGATGGATTACAGATTTACAGCAATATTGATTTTATTATTCATAGGTCTAACTATGTTTGCAAAGCCAGCATATCCTAGAAATGACTATCTTAATAATGGGACCAACACTTGCAGCACCGGTGATCTTTCAGTATCAGTAGAACAAAGAGATTCAGAAAATAGGTATAGACACTATGATTCTACTAACAATTATAACAGTCCTTCTGATGATAAATCCATA